CTTTTCTAATATCCTCGGTATATGGGTAGAGGTACCAGAAATAGATACTACTCTGTTAGTACCCGTTATGATGGGTATGCTTGGTCTCGGGGCTATGAGATCATACGAAAAAGTTCAAGGCGTAAGTCGGGAGAAATAATGGGTATTGAACTAATAGGGATGTTAAAGCGTCACGAAGGTGTGCGTAGTCATGCATATAAGTGTTCAGAAAATATGATCACTGTAGGCGTTGGGCGCAATATAGATGAGAACGGTGGGCTTGGGCTATCTGAAGAAGAAATCGAATATCTTCTAGCGAACGACATTAAACGTGTACGAGAGGAACTTGAAGATACTTATTATTGGTTCCGTGCACTTAATGAAGCTCGACAAGATGCGATGATTGATATTTGTTTTAATCTTGGTCTTACACGACTTCGTGGTTTCGTTAAAGCATTAGAAGCTATGTCTCGTGAACAATTCGATGTTGCAGCCGACGAGTTTATGGATAGTCGATGGGCTACCCAAGTTGGCAACCGAGCCGTTGAAGTCACAGAGATTATTCGCACAGGAGAGCATCAGTAATGCCTCTCCAAAAATATATATTTAATCCTGGGATTAACAAAGAAGGGACTGATTACTCTGCAGAGGGAGGGTGGTTTGACGCTAATCTAGTTCGGTTTCGTAAAGGATTACCAGAAAAGATAGGCGGCTGGGAAAAATATATTGAAACTTCGTATGAAGGAACAGGTAGAAAACTACACGGCTGGGTAGACCTCGATGGTACAAAACTTCTTGGTCTTGGTACGAGGTTTAAGCTCTACATACAAGAAGGTACAAGCTATAACGATATAACACCGATACGCGAAACAACTAGTGCAGGAGAGGTTACCTTCGCTGCAACTAACGGTTCCAGCACGATTACTGTAACAGACACCGGACACGGCGCTGTAAACGGAGATTTTGTGACGTTCTCTGGCGCGTCGAGTCTAGGTGGTAACGTGACTGCGGCAGTATTAAATCAAGAATACCAAGTTGCATCTGTCCCGACTGCGGATACGTTTACTATCGTTGCTAAAGATACTAGCGGAACAGAAGTTACTGCAAACAGTAGTGACACTGGTAACGGAGGTAGTAGTGTCGTCGGAACTTATCAAATTAATTCTGGGTTAGATGTTTTTGTTGATGGTACAGGTTGGGGTGTCGGTGCATGGGGATCTGGTGCATGGGGATCTACAACATCGTTAGGTGATGCTAACCAGTTACGCCTATGGTCAATGGATAATTTTGGTGAGGATTTAATTTCTAATCCTCGTGCAGGAAGTATTTATTACTGGGATAAAACTAGCGGATTAAATACCCGAGCCGTTGCGTTATCTTCTTTAGCAGGAGCTAATAAAGCTCCAACTAAAGGATTACAAGTTTTAGTTTCTGATATTGATAGACACGTTATTGTTTTAGGAGCAGACCCGATAAGTGGGGGTGCTCGAACAGGATCTATTGACCCGTTGTTAGTTGCTTTTTCTGATCAAGAAAACGCCACCGAGTGGGAGCCACTCGCTACTAATACTGCTGGTTCATTACGTTGTTCTGCGGGTTCAGAAATAATCGGTGGAGTTAGAGCGAGACAAGAAACTTTAATCTGGACTGACGTTGCTCTTTATAGCCTACAGTTTATTGGGCCACCAAATACTTTCGGGCTTGTTTTACTAAACGAAGGCGTCAGTCTTATTGGGCCTAACGCCGCAGTAAATACTCCTAATGGTATTTTCTGGATGGATAAAAAAGGCTTTTACGTTTATAACGGAGCTATCCAACCTGTTTCGTGTTCTGTTCATGCTTTTGTTTTTGATAATCTTAACGAAGGACAAGCGTTCCAAGTGTTTGGGTTCGTTAATAAACAGTTCGATGAAGTAGGTTGGTTTTACTGCTCAGGTGAAAACACCGTTATAGATAGGTATGTAACTTACAACTACGTTGAAAATACATGGGCGATTGGAGAACTTTCCAGAACAGCCTGGTTAGATGAGGGGTTGGTGGCTTTTCCAAGAGCAGCAGGAAAAGACAGTGGTACTGCTTATTTGTATTCGCACGAAACAGGATTCGATAACGACGGTTCTCCTATGGATAATGTTTTTATTGAAAGCGCTGATTTCGATATCGGAGACGGAGAACAGTTTCAGTTCGTTAGGCGTTTTATTCCAGATGTTAAATTCACAGGTAATTCTTCTGGAACACAGAAAATTAATTTGGTTTTAAAAGCTCGTAATTTTCCAGGAGATTCTTTAACTACCGATCAAACAAGTTCGTTTACTGCTACAACAACTAAAGTAGATACAAGAGCTAGGGGCCGACAAGCAGCAGTGCGTTTCGAATCTGACGATGATGCAGAAACTGTAGATAGATTAGGTGTTGGTTTTAGGATTGGCGCAACAAGGCTAGATATTCAGCCTAACGGTAGGCGTTGATGGGAAAGATATTAGCAGGAAGATTACCGCAAGCAGTTACTTCTACAGTAGAGGCACCTACGTTTAATAGAGCTATGCGTTTATTAGAACTAAACGTTGGTAATTTTGACCCTGACCGCACTCCACAGTACACATCAGCGGAACGTGATACGTTAAGTTTTGAAAAAGGCGATGTTATTTGGAATACTACAGAGAACGTTCTTCAAGTATATTTGGGTAATTCTTGGCAGAATATCTCAACGCCAAGCACCTCTGGTGTTAGCGCAACAGGGAGTATCGGGACGGTTAGTGTTGCTACCAATGGTAACGTAGTGGTGTCGTTATAGTCATGAAAAAGACTAAGAAACAACCTAAAGTTCCTGCAAAGTATTTAGCTGGTCTTTCTTCGAAAGAAAAAGCAAAACGTAAGAAAGAAATAGCTAGAAACAAGAAGAAGTCTCTAAGTGACCCTTCTGCTTACAAATTTTCTACAGATAAGAAAAAAGGTAAGCGTAGGAAAACTATAGAGTCTAAATATACACGGCGCTTTAGAGAGAGGTTTGGTACAAAATCATGAGTCTTTCAGCAAAAACTAAAAAGGCTTTGTCTAATAAAGCTGAAGCTGCTCGTAAAAAAGGTAAAAAAGTTACTGCTGGGCAACTAGCCCGTGTTTATAAACGAGGTCTAGCTGCGTATAAAACAGGACATCGCCCAGGAGCTTCACAACATCAGTGGGCAATGGCTCGGGTAAATTCTGTTCTTACTGGCGGTAAAGCAGCTACTGTTGATAAAGATATTATGAAGGGCGGTAAAGCTAAAAAATCTACAGCTAAGAAAAAACCTGCCAAGAAGAAAAGTTCATGACTAGGATATTCAACGACGAACAAACTACTTCTTTAGTTCGTGCTATGGCGAACCCTGAATCTAATGCTCGTAAGATGGTAGAACAAAACCAAGAGATTGGTCTTCCGTCTGATATTACTACGGATATTCTTAATAAATACGCTACATACGGTGCTAATACAGGTATCGGTAATCTTGGGGGAAGCCGATTAGTAGAAGCGATAAATGATCAATACCGTAAAAAAGTAGACGCGCCTTTACAACAAGAATCAAAAGAGGCGTTTTTAGGTGGTCTTGCAGAACTGTTAGCTAAGTTAGGAACTAACGCAAAAGATATTTTTGCAGCAGGAGCAGAAACTGCTCCTTCATTAGCAGAGATAGACGCAGCTTCCACGGGAATACCTGTTGAAGCAGGGACGACGTTAACCGATACTGTTTCTCCTATTGAATCATTAAACTCTCCGATTTCTAATGCGGAAAATCCTTTAATTAGACCGGAAACGCAGATAGAAAAATTACAAAAATACTTAGAAGAAAACCCTGTAGTCGCTAAACAATTAGGCGAAAGCGCAGGAACTATCGGTGGTATTTTAGCAAAAGAAGCAATAGGCGAAGACGAAACAGAAAGAGTAGTTTCCGCTCCTAGACCTCGTTTTCAACCTTCTCGAGTCTTAACTCCTCGTATCGGTATGTCGGGGGGAGGAAAACCGCCTGAAGGCTCTGTATTAGGCCGTAAACTCTTTTTAGAGGGCGGCGAAGTAGACGGGCCAGGAGGCCCGAAAGAAGATCTCGTACCTATCTGGGCGAGTGATAAAGAATACGTTATGTCTCACGAGGCAGTTAAGAAAGTAGGGGGAGGTGATTTTGATAAAGGAATCGCAACCCTCGATAAAATTAATTTCGGTAAATAGTTATGGCTAACGAAACTGCATTTAGTTATCAGGCTCCCGATGAACTTGTCTATAATTTATTAACAGGACGAGGGGGCCGATTAGGATTATTACCGAGTGTTGAAGCGTATTATCGTAGCCAACTTGAACAATTAGGCGGCGCGGATACTTCTCCATTTACTTATACAGGTCAACGGATTGCAGGGTTTTCTCCTAGAGAAGAACTCGCTATGCAACTCGCTGACCAAGGTATAGGGTCGTTTGCTCCTTTTTTAGCGCGTAGTGCTGGATTGACAGAGGAAGCCTTAGCTACATTAGCTGGGGGAACTTCAGAAGCGAAATCTCAACTTCTTCGTGCGTTACAACAAGGCGAAGATTATACAAGATTAGGTATCGATCAAGGAGCCGAGTTCGTTGGAGCTGGGGTTGATAAAGCTAGTGAAGCCGAACAAGGACTTATTAATGCTTTAGCTGGGGTTCGTGGTCGTGGTGAAGAAGGATATCGATCAGGTCTTGCAAATATATTACAAGGCACTCGCGAAGGGCGTTCTACTCTTGAGGGTGCAGAGGCCGCTGCTCGTAGAGCTACTGATATTCAACAACCTTTTTTACAAGAAGCGTTAGAACGTACTAGAGCTAGTACAGCAGGATTCGATACAGCTGATATAGAACGTTTTCAAAACCCGTTTGAAGATGCAGTTGTTCAACAAACAATTAAAGATTTAGAAAAATCACGTGCCCAACGAGAGATTGCTGCTAGAGCACAAGATATTAGCACAGGCGCTTTCGGTGGTTCTAGGGCTAGGTTAGGTGCTGAAGAACGAGATACCGCTGCTACTCGTGGATTAGCTGAAGCATTATCAGCTATCCGTGCTGGTGGATTTACTTCTGCCCGAGACGCTGCGCTAGGTGAGTTTGCTAGACAAAGAGCAGCTGAAGCTGGGGCCGCATCTCAAACCGCAGGATTAGGTGCTCAAGCAGGATCTGCGCAAGCTGGTTTAGCTCAATCTTTGGCTAACTTAGGACAACAACGATTTAATATCGGTACAGGAGCTGGAGCACAACAAGCAGGGTTAGCTGGTCAATCTGCAGCCCAACAATTAGCAGCAGCCCAAGCTGGACAAGCAGCTAAACAAGCTACTGCGGCCACGCTAGGTCAAGCTGGTCAACAAATTTACGGTATGGGCACTGGTGCTGGTCAACAGTTCTTTGGAATGGGTAGCGGTGCTGGTCAACAATTAAGTGGATTAGCAGGTCAATTAGCAGCTGGTCAACAACAAGGTGCTCAAGCGATGTCACAACAAGCCCAGTTGAGACCACAGTTACAAGCAGGAGACGTAAGTTCTCTCATGCAAACAGGTGCGATGAATCGTGCTAGAAACCAAGCTCTACTAGATTTAAATTATCAAAACTTTGTAGGTCAATATAATTTACCAAACCAACTTATGTCTGGTTTCGCAAACTTCTTAACTGGTGCTGGGCCGTTAGCAGGTGGTACGGGTTATTCTGGTACTGTTCAACAGACACCGTTTAGTAACGATGCTAGTTACTATACACCTAGAAATTATGCTCAGTTTAAAGAAGGTGGTCGCCCTATTCCTGAAGATAATAAAGGTCTTGTAGCTTTAGCTAAGAAAGCTCCCGAAGTCGTGCGTAAAATGGGTTTTACTCCTGCTAAGAAAAATATGGGGGGAGGAATCTCGTCTCGTTTTCCAAGGGCTTCTCGTAAGTTAGGAGCGTAACATGGCTAAGAACTTCGGATTCAATATCGGTGGTGGAGGAATCGCGGATCTAGTTGCTGCTCCTAAAGTTAATCCTATTCGTTCAGGACAGTTTGCACCTACGCCACAGTTTCGTAGAGATACTAAAGAACCGAGAAAGCAAATAACAGGAGCCTTGCTAGGGGCTGCTTCTCCGTTTCTTGCTGAAGCGGGTATCGCTGGTCTAGCAAAAATACCAGGATTAGAAAATCTTTTATTTACGCCTGAAGCTAAAATTAAAGACGAATTAGGTTTATCTCCAGACGTTAGGTCAGGCGCGGCACTTGGGCCAAGTCCCTATGAAGCAGAAAGACGAAAGCGTAGTGCACAGGTTGATGCCTCATTACCTTCGTTAAAAACTCCTCAACAAAAAACATTACTGGGAAAGGGTTTAACTGAGTTACTGTCTTTCGCTCCTGCCTTAGCATTAGGGGATGATGACGACGGTTCAGTAGCTGCGTTTATTTCTGCAGCACAAGCGGGTAAAAAATTAGAGGGCGCTTTAGATGAGCAACGTCTAAAAGCCTATCTAGCACGGGAAACGAAACGTGGTGAATTAAAAGCTGACGTAGGAGATTTTGATAGTAAAATTTCTTATAGCGCAGTATTACAAGACGATGGCAGTTTTGCTCCTGTAAAGCGACAAATTCTAATTTCGCCAGATAAAGCCACTCGTTATGTAATGAGTCAAGGAGATCCCAGCGTTGATTTCGTTTATGGCGAAGACGGAAACCAAGTTCCTGTTCCTAGAGGTCAATACTTCGTTCGTGAAGAACTTACGTTAGACGACAATGATCCTGGAAAACCTAAAGACGTAAAACTGTTCGATACGAATAGTGGTCAAATTGGGTACGGAACTATCGAATATATACAAACCCCACAAGGGCGTACTAGCCGTGTTTCACTTCAAGATCCTCGTAATCGTAGGGGCACTAACGAATTTACTACTACAGCTTCTTTGAGGCAAGAATTCGGAGATAACTGGGTTCCTTATGACCAAGAACTAGCTGATTTAGATGCTCGTGAAAAAGGTGACCCGCAAGTATTTAAAACATTTGAGGGGCGTTTAGATCGTGAGGTAGCTACTTTTGAAGTAGCAGGAATAGCTTCTCAGATTATTCCGATTGCGATGGAAGCAGAAAAAAGACCTGAGCTTTTAACCGACGTGGGTCGTGTTCCTGGATTCTTAGATAAACTACGAAAAGAAATTAACTCTGCGTATAATATCATAAATAACTCAGGGCGATCAGTTAGTCAAATTATCTACGACCAAGGACAAGAGACAGGTTCCTCGGTTAGTATGAGTAAATTATTACTTGCCTCTAATAACTATAGCCAAGTTATGAATACTCCTGGGGCGACTGATGCAGAAAAAGAAGCCGCTCAACAAGAATTAGTTTCTGCTTTAAAAGTAGTACAGGCCCGAGCAAAGGAACAAGGATTCTCTAATTCTTTAACGGAGATGGATTTGGAAAGCGATGCTTTTCAAGATCTAATCGTAAAACGTGGGTTGCTTTCAGCAGGACAGTTACGTTTAGCGTATGCTGCGGCTGCTGCTGATGGACAAACAGGTACTTCCCTTTCAGATAAAGACGTTATCAACTTCTTAGAGCAGCTAGGCTTTGGTGATACTAATGCTAAATTAGTTGGTAAAAAAATGACTAACTTTGTTCTAGGACGTTTACAAAATTTCGATTCTAGGGAGTTTAGGGATTTAGCAAACAATAGTAGAACACACACCCCAGCTAACACCCAACGGGTTAATAATTATTTAGTAGGTACTTTAGGCGTTAGTCGAGAAGATTTAGCTACAATCGCTGATTCTAATAAAACCCAAGAAGAAAAAGATAAAGCTGTTTCTAATGTTTTTGAGAGAATCGCTTTAACCTCTAGGGGAACAGCGTTTCCTGATTTTGTATACGATAAAGAAAACGGTCGCATCCGTTATAGACCTGTATTAGAGAGATTGCGGGGACGCGAGCGTATTTATAACGAATATATAAATAAGATCTTCCCTCATTACGGTATAACTGAGGATGAGATAAATCTGGTTGGTGAAAGGGAAACAGATCCTCTTCAAACAGGTCGTGGCTCACAAACTCCTGCTGGACAATTAAAGATCCGCATTAGGACAGCGCCATGAGCACAGCCCCTAATGTTCAAGTTTTAGATAATTTTCTACAAACACCCGAGTTTGATGCATTTAAACAGCTCACATCCGCTCAGACAGTTGGTGATTTTACTCTAGCAGAGATTTTTGCGAACGACCCTGTTCGTCTTAACGCTTTTTTAGAGGCAGAATATCTACAACAAAAGGCTGAAGAGGGGAACGAAACAGCTGCTGGATTAGTTGACGCTCAAGATACTGATATTACTAACGCAACATATCGTTATTTACAGAGATATCAAAAACTAGATCCTGTAGAACAAACTGCTCTACAACTAGATACGCAACCACGACAAGTAGCGATTGGTAGAGAACAAGGTTTACCAATAGATATTATGTCTACTTTTGGTCAAGAGTCTGATTACAGCACTCTTACCGAAAGTATGACAGACGAAGAAGAACGACAGCGTTTAGTTTCGTTAGGCATAGACCCCGATGTCATATACGAAGGAGATAAAAACTTTTATCAAAAATTTATGCAGGGTTCAGATCCTGTAGATGAAAACTCTCCTTGGCGAGTAAAATCTTTTTTCTTCCCAATAAATATCACTCCGTTTGAGGCTGAAAAATTATTAGAAAAAGAATCGCCTAACGCTGAATTTAGATATATAGATCCACGCGACACTAGTATGGGACTTGCGATCCGCGATGAAACTACCAACGGTAGATTTGTTCCTTTGCGTCCTCAATTCGGTTACGAAATGGGGATGGAAGAACTTATTACAGGAATAGGACAAGAAACAGCAGCTATTGTTACTGAAGTTGTTGGTCTAAAAGGTCTTGGTAAGCTGATTGGTGAGGGGGGAAAGCAAACTACTCGTAGAGGGAAAGTTGGACGAGGGGCAGCAACCGTAGGGCTGGCAGGGTTAAGTGCAGGGATGGGGCGTTTTGCTCAATTAGCATACGGGAACGCAAAAGGCATTAACGATATCTCTGTTGAACGTGCTTTTGATGATGCAAAAATAGCAGCTCTTTTGGGAGGTGCTGGGGCAGCGGTTATTGGCAGCACTTTAGCTACTTTGGGAACTGTTTGGCGAGGAATTACAGGAAAAAACATCCCGAATGATGTGTTAGATAGGTTACGCGCTAAGATTGATAAAGTTCAAGCTAAAGGAACAGGGGAAGAATTTACCTCTGAAGAATTAACAGAGAGAACCCGAGAAGCAGCTCTTGCCGTAGCAGATAATGTTGCCGAATATCGCCCCACTGCTGGGGAGTTAACTCAAGATGATTTCTTAAAAACTCTTGAATTAGAATTGTTTGCCCAGCTGTCCCCCACATCTAAAGGTCGCCGAGCATACGAAGACATTGTTAATAATAATGCGAACGCTGCTTTTAATTTTTGGACAGAACTCACAGAAAACGCCCCAGAGTTAAAAGGCATCTCTTACACTGATTTTAGAGAGTTTTTAGCCGCTCAGCAAAAACAATATGCTGAACAAGCAGCCGAAGCTGCAAGAATAAAAATCCGTGATATAGAGGAAGGAGCGACTATAGATCAGGTTTTACCTGAACAGCCTCCTGAGCAGATGCTTACGGTTGATGAACTTGGATCTACTTTTACAAGGGATCAAGAATCAGGAAGCCTGGTCTTTAAACGTAATACTCCTGAGTTTTTAGCTCAATCTGATGAGGCATATAACGCTGCTAAAGATTCAGTGGCTAGAGAAATTGATGCGTTATCCGGTCTTAAATACGATCGTAAAACTGATTCATCAACAAAAATTATTCCAGCTTTTCGAGCAGCATTTAATGCTGGAGAGGATAAAGACGCGATCATGCGAACTCTAGGAGAAGTTGAAGCGTCTGATGTAATTAAAAGTATGATCCCGATGCGAGATGGTGTCAGTATCCTGAAGCAATTACTCGGGGTAAGAATGGAAACTGGTCCAGAGGGAAACAGATTCTTAAAACAAGCTGATTTAAGTTTTGGGCAATTGGCGGGAATGCAAAATGCTTTAAACACTTTGTTCATGGAAAGTTCTGACCGTGGTGTTAGACAAGTTGCTATGGATTTACGGGATGCTGTAGAAGCTCAAATAGATGATCTAATTACGTTTACAGCTCGTAAACAACTAGCTGCAGAAGGAGTAGAAGCGCCTACTGCAAAAGTATTAGGTGAAAAAATACAAGAAATAGCTGGGCCACTAATTAAAGCGCAAGAAAATTTAGTTGCTGCCAATAAAAGTATTGAACGTAGATTTATCCGAGAGTTGGTGGATAAAGAACCTTCAGAGATAGCTGGGTTCGTTTTATCGTCTAGTCCAAAACAGATTACCCAGTTACTCGATCAAATTTACCAACTCCCTGATTCTATTGTTCGTATGCAAAACCTTCGACAACTTGTTGTAGAAAACATGCGAAAGAGTCTAGGAAACTTACCGTTAGCTGAACAGAATAAAGCCTACACAAAATTTATAGAGAAGAACGAAGATCAACTTCAAGCTCTGTTTCCTGAAGCTCAATTCTTAAAACTTAAAAATTTTCAAGAAGTCCAAGATCAAGCAGAAAAAGAAATAGCTGAAACTGCTGAAACTTTAGCTGAGTTAGAGAAGAAATTAGGTAAATCTCCTGCAGACTTTATCAAAGACTTTTTATTGCAAGGTCGTAGTGCCCGATTAACAGGGGCTGCTGAAATGTCTCGTCGAGAGTTTGGGGAGGTGATTCGACAAAATCCTGAATTACAGCCTTATGTGACAGCAATCACTAGAGATTTTTTCCAAAGAAACTTTGAAACAACTCGTACCTCTGGGGATACAATGTTCTCAGGAGGGTTAGACGTAAACCGTTTTATTGATTTTGTACAAAGCGGGGTAAGAGGGGGACAAGAAGGCACTTCTGAGTTAGGCCAGATATTTGTTCCGTTGCTCGGTAAAGAACAAGGTCAAAAATACGCGAAAGATTTACGCATGATGGCCCAGATTTTAGATAGAGGGGTTAAACGTGGGGCAAGAAGCCCAATGTCACAAGGGGCAGCTGGTAATCAAACAATTGATGACCATTTAGAAGAAACTGCCATAGCTCAAAGGATTCTGATACCTCCTCTAACTCAAACAGGTAGAAGAATCACAGCTTTCGTATCTGGTTATAGAGACAAGGCTAAAAGTGATTTGTTAGCAATTCTAGCTGATCCGCAAAAACTAGGGGTTTTATTGAGGGATAGACAAAAACAGTTATCTCGCCGTGAGTTTTATAAATTTTTAGGAGCATTGGCAATCTCCCGAGAAGTGGATATTGGATCAGAAACGGGTGAAGATAGATTCGATAGAGCTATAAAAGATGTTCAAGGAAATGTAGAAGGCGTTTCCGATTTATTCTCAAGGATGTTTGACGATGAAGATTGAAGTATTCGAGCCACCGTTACCTGACTTCGACCAGATGTCTTACGGCGGCGAAGTCAAGCCACGTAAAATGCAAAGAGGTGGGGAACCTGTTATTAGGTTTGCCCCAGATTTAACTAGATTTACAGCTCCTGATATACAAGCTCAAGTACGACAATCAGTTCAAGAGGCTTTAGCTAATCAAAACTTACCAGACTTTTCTCAGAGTATCGCGGATATCGAACAAAGGTTAGCAAATATCCCCTCTGGTCTTACTGAACAAGACGTAGCCAGTCAAATATCACAAGCATTGACTAGCGCAGATACAGTTACTTCAAGAGATCTTACAGAAGCTCTTTCTAACATCCCTACTGGGAACGCTACTAGAGCAGAGTTACGAGAGTTAGCTGAAGAAATTTTCCGTGAACAACAAATGGCTGGTGGAGAAGGTGGAAGACGAGACCCCTCTCCTGTTAGAGATAGAGAACTTAGAGCACAAGAAATAGAAAGTATCCTTGATCGTTTACTAGAAAACAGAGGAATCGAAACTGGTGTTGCTCCCCCTGTTACAGGAGTGGATCAAGAAACAGTTGTACAAACTATCCAAGATATGCTCACTGAGGGCACTCTTACCCCAGAAGAAATACAGCGAAGGATTGATGCAGGAGATATAACTAGAGAAGATGTACTCGCAATTATTCAAGGTGGTTTTGAATTAAGTGAAGGACAACTTGCTCAATTATTTGAGGCAGGAGTTTTAACTAGAGAAGAAATTGCAGCTTTAGTTGAAGAAGCTATCGCTGATGTTGAAGCTGGTGAGGGAGGCGTTACTGAAGAAGATGTCGAACGAATAGCTCAAGCTTCAGGTCTCTCAGAAGAACGAGTACAACAATTAATTTCTGAACAACTTGAAGGTTTCGATCCTAATATAGATACGAGTCAATTCGCTACTCAAGAACAACTTCAAGGTTTAGCTACTCAAGAACAGCTAGGTGATTTTGCCACCCGACAAGATTTAGCAGGATTAGAAAGTTTATTTCAAAATTACTTAACTCCTGAACAGCTTCAAAGTTATTTGCCTCAAGAAGGACAATACGTTACTCCTGAACAATTAGCAGCAGCTACTGATAACGATTACGATGAGGTTATTAAAGGATTGACTGATCAGCTAGGTGAATTAGAAAGTAAATATCAAGATGTTCAATCCCAATACGAAGCTGACGCTGTTAATGCTCAGATACAACAAACTAAAGAGGATTTAGATACTTTCTTTAGAGGGGCAGTTCCAAGCGGCCCAAGAACAGGGTCTACTTCACAGTTTAGTTCAGGGGCTTCTTTCCTCCCTGGAGGTAGTCCGATGGCTAATCTTATTGCAGGACAACGGCAAGGTCTTGGACAAGATCCGTTTAGCACCTATCTAAGAACATTTACCCCTAGTTACAGTGCATATGATGCCCCCGTTACCCCAGAAGAATATGGTCAAGCAAGTACCCCGCTAATAGGCACCCAATATAATAATCCGTTTACTGGTGGTTTTAGTAAAGGTGGTCAAGTTTCTAACGGTATCATGGATCTAACTAATTTTGATACTAATGTTCAACCTTTCCAAAACGCTTTTAGACCAAACGTACCAAGGAATTAATTATGGCTATATCACTTAACGAAATGCCTAGCCGTTTAGACCAGATGAGAGACGAAGCTACAGATCCGATGATGGGTGGGCCGATGCCTCCCGCACCGATGCCCCCTGCTGAAGAGCCTCCTGCTGCTGATCGTATGGGAGAACTTTTAGCTGCGTTAGGTGGTGAAGACGAGATGATGCCTCCCGAACCTGCAATGGAAGAAAGTCCTATGGTTGTTGGAAGTGCGTTAGCTCAAGCTGCTGTAGAGAATACAGGTTCTGTCGCAGAGGCAAAAGCATCTCTCGAAGCTGCTTTAGCTGAATTAGAAGCTATATCAGCTTAACCAGTTTTTCCACTTTTCATCGCCTAAAACTTCTTGGGCGAGATCAAGTTTATTACGCAAAGCGGTTACAATCTTTTCGTCTATCGTATCTTTAGCAACGAGATCAACATAAGTTACTTTGTTAGTTTGTCCGATACGGTGGGCGCGATCTTCTGATTGCAACCGTTTTTCTAAATCGAAACTGTTTGAATAGTAGATTACGTTTTGCGCTTCAGTAAGCGTAATACCGTAACCTCCTGTCTGTGTATTACCTACGAAAAACCGTAACGGTGATTCAGGATCTTGGAACTGTTTAATCGCACGTTCTCGTTCATCTGTACCAGTATCTCCAAAGTAACTAGCTACTGAATCAGCTCCGAACAATCCTTGTAACGTTTCTACAATCTCTAGGATGTTTTGTCGATAGTTCGCCCAGATAATAACTTTGCCTTGCATTTCGCCGATAACTTCTAATAGCTCGTCGATTCTATTACTCTCTATGGGGGTCTCTGTTCCGTCATCGCTTTTTACATGGCCGCATACGATCTGATGCAGCCTCAATAGCTGAGTGAGTATATTCGTAACACTTATTGTTTCTTTATTCTCAAGCTCAGTAATCGCTAGTTCTTTTAATTCAGAATACAGTTTCTTTTGTTCTGCTGTAAGCGTAACGTCTCTACGGATATACAGTTTATCGGGTAGGTCTAGGCAATCCTTTTTTAATACTCTATAAGAGAACGTATCTAGCTTTCTAGTAAGCTCCTCTAGGTTCCGATACCCCACTACCTGTCTAACGGTACGGCCCCCGAAATAGCGATTTACGACTTCTCCGAAGTGGTTCTGAAAAGAATAAAACGATGTATACCCTAGCATCGCTGACCCTAAGACTTCTGTTTGACTGTATAAATCAAGAGGAGATTTAGTAATTGGCGACCCTGTTAATAATCTTTTGAACTTAGTATTCTTAGCTAGTTTGACAATAGCTTTTGTTCGTGCTGCTTTCGGGTTTTTTATCGTCGTAGATTCATCAACCGCGAGCAGTGTTTGGTGTCCTAAGATAAAGTTCTCAGTAAACTTAACACCTTTCTTAGTGCTCAGAGCTTCGACATTTATAACAAAAATCTTGAGCTTGTCTACGTTGACATCAAACAGTTTCATCAACGCAGCTTTTTCATCTTTTCGTGGGGCAGGAGACCACACCGCTACATGACGGTCGATATACTCCGGTAAGTGGTCAGGTATTTCTTTAGTAGACCAGTTTTTAAAAACACCTTTCGGTGCGATTATAACAGCGGAGTCGATAGCTCCTTTGCCATACAAAATACCGATAGTATCTATCAGTACTTTAGATTTACCTGTACCCATCTCCATGAAAAGCCCGTAAGACTTTTTATTCCACGAACGGGTAAGCGCCGTTTTCTGATGCGCAAACGGTTGCGTCTTAAATTCGTACTTCAACAATGTTCCTTTCTAAGTTCTATATAGAAGTTTAAGAATATATAAAAAGAAAAGAAATGATTTCTTTGCGCTACGAGGCCTCTTTAATACTTCTAATAGATTCTATTGTTTTCAACACTTACAGATTCTCCTTACGCATCAGATACTTAGATACTGATTTATTAGATCTATTACTCTATTAGACGATTCTGTAAATTTTTTTAAAAAATTTTTATTTCTCAATAGACTAATACAAGTAATACGGCTTTACTTCCCAGAACGCTAGGCGGTAAGGTAGGTATCTATAAAGGAGAATTTAGAATGACTGTTTATATCGTCCAAGAAGTTCCTGGAAGGAACCTTGTCCCTGCCGCAAAATACGGCGAGCTGGAGTTATTACTCCCAGCTAAAACTAATCTCATGCTTTCTACTGGGCCTGAAGTAGCTAGGATCAAACGGAAGCTATTAGATTTTAACGACGACGATTACTTATTACTAATAGGTGATCCCGCCGCTATCGGATTATGTTGCGCTATAGCAGCATCTATCAACGGTCGGTTTTCTGTCCTCAAATGGGATAGACAGGAAATGACTTACTACCCCGTATCCTTCGATATCCGAGGGAACGCAACGGACTTAGGAGAAGTCTATGTCTGAAGAAGAAAACGCTT